GCGAAGTGGGAACACCCTGCGTCTAACATTACGACTAAAAGCGGTCGCATTTATCCGCACCATGTCGCAAAAAACTCCGCAGCTACTCTACGCCTCGCCATTGAGCAGGCCGAGAAGCAGGAGCCGGTGGCGTGGATGTGGAAAGACGGGACTTTAACTATTGATCCTGACCGAGCAGACGGAACGTGGACACCTCTTTACACCGACCCGCCCCAGCGCGAGCCTCACGAACTGCTGTGCGTCTGCGGCGCGTCATGGAGCATCGACAGCGAGGGCAACGAGGAGCTTCTGTCAACTCCGCCCCAGCGCCAGCCGCTGACGGATGGGGAACTGCGGAGGTGTTTTCTTGCCACCAACACAACCGAGCCGCTGGCTGAAGGCTGGCCGGGTCTTGAGCGCTTTGCCCGCGCCATCGAGCGCAAGCACGGGATCGGGGGTGAAGCATGACTGAACGTCAATGCTCATCGTGCGGGGGGTTTTGCAAACGCAGCGGCTGCGAGCGGGAAAACGTAAAGCATCTGGCTGATGAACTGGACGGTGCCAGCAATGGCCCAATGGACTTCAAACACAAAGCCGCCGCCGAGCTGCGCCGCCTGCACAGCGTCAACGCGCAACTGCTGGAAGCGCTGGAGTTAATTCCGGCAAGTGGCTCCATGCTTGGCGCACAAGCAGAGGCGAAGCGAATCGCCGCCATCGCCGCAGCAAAGGAGAAATCATGAGAAAAAGTTTGCATTTGACCACCGAGTTTTTCCCGCGCCTATGGCCGTGCTTTGCCGTGGGGTTTTTCAGCGGCGGCAATGAGTTTGTCCTGCACCTCTATCTGGTGTGCTTTCGAATCCGGTGGGGGTACTGATGAACAACGAGAAAGTAATCAGCCTACCCGCAAGCGTGAACTACACCCCAGAGCAGGCGCTCAAGTCCGCGCTGGATATGTGTGAAGATAACGGCCTGAGCGATGTGATGATCATTGCTTTCGACTGGGAAGGCGAACTGTTTGTGCGCTCATCCAAGATGACCCGGGCCGAAGGGCTGTTCATGGTGGAGAAGGCTAAGGAGTGGTCAATGTATGGGGGGCTGGAATGACCCGCGACATCACCATGTGCGCCAGCCAGACCTGCCGCCGTAGGACTGAGTGCTACCGCAACGAGGCCAGCGGCACGAAACCCGACCCGTACCAACAGGCGTATTTTGTGTCAACCGACATGACCGAGGATGGGTGCGAGATGTTTTCTCCACAGCATACAAAAAAGTATGTAAAGGAAGATCATGCCAACTGAGAAAGAACTTCTCGCCATCTGCCTACGATGGATCGAGGACAGTCCGGAAGACGCATTCGACCGGGCGATGCTCGTTGACGCGATCAAGGCCAAGCTCAAGCCTGAACTGGAGGCACAGCGCCTGCGCTCGTTCCTGACGCGCCTGATCGACCCGGAAGACCTGGGTCACGCCGTAACGGCTGAAGTCCGGCAAAAAGTGAGCGCGTTGTTACGTGCGTGAGTCAACTATCGAGAAGCACTTTGTCGCTCAGGTCAAGAAGCTGGGCGGCATGGCCTACAAGTTCACCAGCCCCGCGCATCGCGGCGTGGCCGACCGCGTGGTATGCCTGCCAGACGGTACTACTTGGTTCGTTGAACTCAAGGCGCCAGGCGGTCGGCTATCCGAGCTACAGAAGGTCTTCCAATCCGACATGGCCCGGATGCGCCAGAACTACGCCTGCTTGTGGAGTAAGGACCACGTTGACGAGTGGATTAAAGAAATATTAGGGTAAACACTTAGAAAAAAGATCTTGATATATGTCAAACAATCCTTTACAATAGAGATTCAAACAGAGAAGGAATCTCGAATGAAGTTAAAAATTTCTCCGGCCATCGCCGCCGAATGGGACACGCGCTGCATTGGCGAAGTAGTCCCAGCCTTGGCTGACATCGACTACCATAACGGCGCCATCGAGGTGTCGTCGGAGGCCGCAGCCGAGATCGCCGCTGATTGCGCCTTCTACATCGACCCCAAGGCTGTCGATGCAACTGCGGGCGAACGCGCCGCCTACCGCGCCCTGTTGCGCCAGATAGCCCTGTGAACCTTCGTCCGTATCAAGAGACAGCCGCTGACTTCCTGTACGAACACGACCGCGCCATGATCTTGGCGCCGGTCGGTGCAGGCAAGACCGCCATCACGCTGACGGCTATGCAAGATATGCTGCGCGACGGCCATGTCAAGCGCTTCTTAGTGCTGGCACCGCTGCGTGTAGCGACTTCTGTCTGGCCCGCTGAGATGCCTAAGTGGGCGCCCGGCATTACGATGGCCGTGGCCGTTGGCACGCCAGCGCAACGCCTAGCCGCGCTTAACGGCGCCGCGCAGGTCGTCGTGACCAACTACGACAACCTGCAATGGCTCGCCGCGCAGAAGCTCAACTTCGACGGCGTGGTGTTCGACGAACTGACGCGCTTGAAGAACCCCTCCGGCGCGCGCTTCAAGGCGCTCGCCAAGGTGCTGGACTGCAAGATCCGTTGGGGGCTGACCGGCTCGTTCACCAGCAACGGCTTGGAGGACGTCTTCGGCCAATGCAAGATCATCGACCAGCAGTTGCTGGGCCGGTCCAAGGGCGCGTTCCAGCAGCAGTACTTCTACCTCGTCAACCGCGAGTACGGCGATTGGCAACCGCGCCCTGGCTCGCTGGAGTTGGTTATGCGCCGCATCAAGCCTGCGACCTTTGTGCTGGAGCCTGGCGAGTACAAGGACAAGCTGCCGCCCATGCACACAGTCGAGGTGCGGATGGACTTGCCCGACCGCGCGCCCTACGAAGCGATGAAGAAAGACTTTGTGACGCGCTTCCCGGACGCTACTGCCGTGGCTGTCAACGCGGCTGTGGTGACGCAAAAACTACAGCAGATGGCTGCGGGATTCGTTTACACTCCCGAGCCGGTTTGGTTTAGCACGCACAAGTTTGACCGGCTCGAAGAATTGCTGGCCGAGAACCAGCAGGCCAACACCATCGTTTTCTACAACTACGTAGAGGAGCTAAGTGAACTCAAGCGACGTTTCCCTCACGCCCGAACAGTTGACAGCATTGATGATTGGAACGCCGGACGAGTACGCTTGCTATGTTTACACCCCAAGTCCGCTGGACACGGACTCAACCTCCAGCACGGAGGCCACCACATCGTCTGGCTCAGTCTGCCCTGGTCCCTCGAACTCTTCGAGCAAGCCAACGGACGCTTGCACCGTAGCGGCCAGACCAAAGATGTCTGGTGCTATGTGATGCTGGCTAACAAGACGGTGGACGAGAAAATCTGGACGGCGCTGCACGACAAGCGCAGCGTCAGCGATATTGCAATGGAGAGTCTTAAATGACCGATATCAGGGAGCGAATTCGCTCGACCAAGGCCCAGCTTCGTATTGCCACCAAGCAGTACAACCAAGCAGGGCGACTACTGGCGCGGCTCACGAAGTCGCTTGAGCAACTGGAGAAGAAATATGCTGACGCAAAAGCTCGTAAAAGAACGGTTTGATTACAGAGACGGGAAGCTGTACTGGAAAGTCCGCGCAGCGAACAATGTCTTTGCCGGTGATGAGGCAGGATTTATGCAGGGGAATGGGTATAGAGGCGTTGTTATCCATCGAAAAATTTACCCATTGCACCGCGTAATCTTTCTTTACCACTATGGATTTCTGCCAAAGATCGTAGACCATATAGATTGCAACATAGCGAACAACAGCATTGAGAATTTGCGGTCAGCTACTCTAGCCGCAAATGGGCACAACAAGCGTGTTGGAGTAAACAACACATCAGGCGTTAAAAATGTAAGTTGGTGTAAGGCCGCACGCAAATGGACGGTGATGGTCCAGAAAAACGGCAAGCAGCACTATTTCGGCAGATATGAAGATTTAGACGACGCTGCTTTGGTTGCGCGTCAAGCTAGAACAAACCTACACCAGACTTTTGCGAGGCACGTATGACACTTAACTGGAGGCAACTCAATCAAAAACTTAACCTGATGACGGAGGATCAAGTCCTTCAAATGCTCAACGACGAGCGCATCGGCGCGCGGCGCGTGACGATCTTGCAGCGCCTTCATCAGCGCTACACGATGCTGCGCGCGGCCCGAGAACGAGTAGAAATCCTAAAGGAAGCAGTCAAATGAAGCCAAGCATCTTAGACCCCAAATTCAAGTACATACCGGCAGCAGCCACCAGCATTCAAGACACATGGAGAAAATACGGATGGAGGCCCAAAAATGAAATGTCCGGTGTGCAACGCGTGGACGCAAGTGACGCAATCACGCCCGAGCGACGGGTTCGTCCGGCGATCTCGCGTGTGCGGTAACGAGCATCGGTTCACCACCGAGGAGCGACCTGTCCCCGATTCTAGGCAGCGTCTGAAAGAAAGAGAGCTTTCTCAGCCTCGCGGCGCTTCACCAGGCCAGGCAAAACTCGACCGCCGCCCTTGGTCCAATCCATGAGCGACTCAGCCGCAGCCTCCCACTCACCTCGGTTGGCGCGGATTCTGATCTGGCTGCGCTGGAGATTGCCTAGCCCAGCATTAAAGGCAAAAGAGACCAGAGCGTCGAAAGCTCCTTGACGGCCAACCACGCCGGGAACAAGACGTAGAACACCCCGTTCAAAACTTGCGACATCAGTTGCGAATAGCGCATTGATCTCTTCCTTGCTCCAAACACGGTTGTCGCTGTCAGCCAGCGGAAACTCTTTTCGGTTTGCTATTGGCAAACGAATCTGCTGCTGGTACAGCACGTGGCCGTACCCAATCGTCCAGAT